TTGGAGATTTAAACACAACTACAAAAACGAAGGTATATTAGACAAACTAATTCCTATCTTCCGTGCAAAAGGTGATGTAACTGACCCTGAAAAAGGTAGAGACATTATCCTTGAAATGACCAAAGCCAAAACACCAAAAGGTGCGACATACACAGTTATACAAACAATTATGTATGATGACCCAGCACCAATTCACACAGATAAATCAACTGCTGATAGTTGGGTGAATGATGAATTAGGTTGGGCTGATGTATATTCTAAAAAACCTGTTGAATATCTAGAATCTATTGCGAGAGGTGAAACACCTAAATGGGATAGTGAAAAAGGCGGTTATGTTTATGGTAACTCTGAGGTTGGTGAAGTATCCTTTGGTGGTAAAAAATCTTATGAAGACCCACAGGCTGACTTTGATGCTGATGGTGATTTACCTTTCTAAAATTATTATCTAACATGAACCCCATTGTTGAAGGTGGGGTTCTTTTTTAAAACAATTAAATGAAAATTCAAAAGAAAATGATTGATGCACTTACTCTTAAGTATGAGAGTGAGATTGCGGCGGCTGAAGCGACCTTGTTAATCTATTTTTCTAATCCTGTTGCTATTGGAGAACATCCACAACATTTGGAAGAAATGGACAAGTTTGTAGAACAATTGGCTAACGCAAAAGATAAATTGGAAACATTAACAGAATTTGTAAAATACAATCTAAACGATGGCAATTAAGAAAAAAGAGATAAGTTTGGATTCAATTAAATCCAAGTTTTCAACTAAAACAAAATATAAACCAGAAAGTTACTACAATTGTGGTGATGCTTTTATGGAAGCTTGTGGGTTACCAGGCCCTATTATGGGAGGGATTAATATGTTTTTGGGACACTCAAATAGTAGTAAAACTACCGCAATGATTCTTAGTGGGGTTGATGCACAAAAAAAAGGACATCTACCCGTTTTTATAATCACTGAAAAGAAATGGAGTTGGAGTCACGCAGTTGAATTAGGATTAAACGCAGTACAAAACGATGAAGGTGAATGGGATGGTGATTTTATTTTTAATGATAGTTTTGATTATATTGAACAAGCTACTGATTACGTTAATGATTTAATAGATGCTCAAGAAAAAGGAGAATTACCATATAATTTATTATTCCTATGGGACTCTGTGGGTTCAATTCCTTGTAAAATGACATTTGAAGGTAAAGGGGGTAAAATGCACAACGCATCAGCTTTAGCCGATAAAATTGGTATGGGTATTCATTCAAGGATTGCCAAATCAAAAAAAGAAGATTATCCTTATTACAATACTATGGTGGTAGTTAACCAACCTTGGGTTGATTTACCTGATAATCCTTTTGGACAACCAGAAATTAAAGCAAAAGGTGGCGAGGCACTATGGTTAGCTTCATCTTTAGTTTTCTTATTTGGTAATCAGAAAAAGGCTGGTATTAATCATATTACCGCAACAAAAAGTGGTAGAACTGTTCGATACGCAATTAGAACAAAAATATCAATCATAAAGAATCACGTAAATGGACTTGGTTATAATGATGGTAAAATAATTGCAGTCCCTCAAGGATATATCTCGGATACTAAAGAAGCTTTGGAGAAATATAAAAAAGAATATTCACAATATTGGAATGCAATTCTAAGTGGTACTGGTGAAATTACATTGGATGAAAGCGTGTCAGAAACAAATGATATTTCTTACGAAGATTAAAAAATTATGAATAAATTAAAAAAATCACAAATATCCGATGTTAGTCCTACTAGTAGAGATGATATTGCTAAACAAGCATACCTTGTAAGGTCTAACATCGATGCGATAAGGACAAATATTAGTAATAGTGATTACGAAACACTAATGAAGTCATTTACTACATTATATGGCATATTCAATGACTTTCTTCATGAGAATGGTTTTGACGATTAACACTACTACAATATGAATAAATTAAAAGTTATATCACTATTTTCGGGTTATGGGACACAAGAATTGGCACTAAAATACATTGGTGTTGATTTTGAGAATGTTGCAAATTGTGACATCCTTAAAACCGCAAACATTGCTTACGATTCATTACATACAACAACATTGGGTAACTTGGGGGACATTTCGAAGGTAAACGAGGACAATTACCCCCAATGTGCCCTAATGACTTACTCATTCCCTTGTCAAGATATATCAATATCAGGAGTTCAAAAAGGTATTCAAAAAGGGACAAGAAGTGGCTTATTATATGAAGTTGAGAGGATTTTAACAAAGAATCAACCAAAGTATCTTTTGATGGAGAATGTTAAAAACTTAGTATCTCACAACCATATAGATAACTTTAAAGCTCATATATCATTCTTAAATGAATTGGGATATGGATGTTCTTGGAAAGTATTAAATGGGGCTGACTATGGTTGTCCCCAAAATAGAGAACGAGTCTTTATGATGTCAGTTTTTGGAATGACAAATGAAGAAGTTGAATCAATAATGAACGGAGTTGAGAAACATAGGAAAGAAAGAGTACCAATGAGACCATTCATTGAAAATGACATTATGGAGGACTTATTTATTGAATGTGAAGTTACACCTAACGAACCTAAAAAGAATAGTGTGTGTAGACTTGTAGGACGTAGAAACGATGTAAAGTATGACCAAGCAAGACGTATCTATTCTATTGAGGGATGTTCCCCTTGTTTAACGACAACTGGTTCACCACAAATTATGACTGAGGATGGTAGAATAAGAACAATTACTGGTAGAGAAGCATATAGATTTATGGGTGTTAGAGAAGAAGATATTGATAAATTATTATCAACAAGTCTAACAACAAACAATCACATTGCGTTAGCTGGTAACTCTATATGTGTTCCAGTAATGGAAGCGATATTTACAGAATTTTTGGGTGAATACATTACATCTGAATTCAAAAAAGAAGAAAACAATTTTGTTAACCCTTAAAAAAAATTAATGACAAAGACATTATTAATCGATGGGAACAACCTAATGAAGATTGGCTTCTATGGGGTTAAAGAATATTACCACAATGGTAATCATATTGGGGGTATTTGGCATTTCCTTAACACAACTAAAAGATTTATTGAGGAATACAATTTTGATAAAGTAATTGCTTTTTGGGATGGTGCTGGTAATTCAAGTAAAAGGAAAATTATATATCCCCAATACAAAGAAAATAGGGTGGTTGATTCCAATGTGTTTAAAGAAGAATCTTTCTCATATCAAAAGGAAAGAGTTAAACAATATTTGGAAGAAATGTTTATTAGACAAGTTAACATAGATAATAATGAAGCTGATGATTTAATTGCTTATTATTGTCAAATTGCAACAGATGAATCGATTACAATATTCTCATCTGATAAGGATTTAACACAACTTATTTCCCCAAATGTATCAATTTATTCACCATCCGCAAAACAAATGTATAGAAATGGGGATAAGATTAAATTAAAAGAACATTCAATTCCACATAATAATATTTTGACATACAAGGTATTATGTGGTGATAAATCAGATAATATTGATGGGATATATTATCTGGGTGATAAAACTTTATTCAAGTTTTTTCCCGAACTACTTGAACAAGACGTAACAATTGACGATGTTTTAACCAAGGCTGAAAACCTTTTGAAAGAAGATAAAGAAAACAACACCATTAAAAACCTTTTAACAGGAAAAACAAAGACAGGAATATATGGTGATGAATTCTTTGAAATCAATAAAAAGATTGTAGATTTATCAGAACCATTAATTGACGATGAAGGAAAAGATATGGTTGAACTTTATTATACGGAAACATTAGACCCTGATGGTAGAGGACATAGAAATCTAATAAAGATGATGATGGAAGATGGGTTCTTTAAATTTCTTCCAAAAGGTGATGATGCTTGGGTAAATTTTTTAAAACCATTTTTGAAACTTACAAGAAAAGAAAAACACAATTTTAAAACAAAAAAATGATTAACAATGAGAGAACAAAATGATGTAACCAAACTGGAATTCTTGATGATGGTAAATGATAACATTATCGTACAAAGATTTTTCAATGTAAGAGATTACAACCCAAAATCTAAAAATTCAATTGAATTCTTGGAATACATGAATGGGTTGGTTGAAAATCTTAATTATTCGTTAAAAATGAAATCAGTGAGCTATCTATTGGAAAACCAATATGACATCACAAATAACCCA